ATCGCCACCGCGTCGACGCCACCGGGCTTGAGTGTAACCGCGCTGCTCTGGAGCAGCGACTTCGAAGCGTTGCCGCCCAGCGTCGGATCGGAGTCCATGAATGCTTCGATCTGGTATGCGAGCTGATCGAGCTGCCGGTCGATGGGAACGCCAGAGCGGGGCATCTCCATGATGCCGGCCACCGCGAGCACCAGCTCACGAGTCAACCGGCCCGGGCTGTCCGGATCATTTGATACCCACGAGTCCTTCTGATCGACTGACTCACTGGGCGTGTGCACGAAGATCGCCGGCGACCAGTTGTCGCCGACCGGTTCGATCCGGTTTGCGAAAACATTCGCGCCAGCCAGCGTCTGCGCGCTCACCAGGCCCGCCGCAACGTAGTCCCGGATCACGGAGCGTGGATGATCTGTAGGCATCAGAGTTTCTTCAAGAGCAGGAGCGCGCCGCCGTTTTTGTTGACCAGATTGCCCTGTTTATCCGGCTGCACGTCCCAGATCGCGTAGTTCGCACCGTTGACAGCCACAGTGTCATCCTGCGCCGGGCCCACAGTGCCGGCGAAATCCGCCAGGCGGACGCCCAGCACGGGATGGATCGTCGTGATAGTGCTGCCGTAGCCGTCGAGTTTGACGTTCTGATAAGCGGCGTTGAAGTAGCCGGCCAGTGCGATCATGCCGCCAGCGCTGAAGGTGTAAACGTAAGGCGTGCCGAATCCGGTGTCCGGATCGAGCAACGTCTCCAGCATGTCGTCAACTTGGGTTTGCCAGCTCATTGCAGAAAGTGGGAGTGGGCGTCAGCCCTCGAAGGAAGCGGAGAGAATGCGTTGCGATCAATTCAACTTTGGGCGCCGCTTGCGGCACTTCCGCGAGATGCCGACTTTATCGCCGAGTAATTCGCAACTTCCCCGAATGGGACTTCCAAGGCGTGTGCTGGTGAAAAGGGGATTTCGCGACAGGACTCTGGGCGAAGTCACCGCTTACCTGTGAGCAACGTAACCGCTGGTCCGCCAGCAACCTCGTGGTCTGTCCATTCCAGCGGCACCGCGACTTGCCCGACGGTAGTTGTCTGGCGAGCGGCCGACTGAGCGAACAGTCAGGCCGGCAAGGGAATTCGCAAGCTGCGCGCTAACGATCCGCCTTCAACCAGATCGATACCATTTCCGAGAGATCAACGAAAATGAGATCGGCGGGATCGCGCTGAACACGAGCGCAGAGGGCGGGGAGATCGGCTTGAAATCTCTCATATCGAGCAGAGACTTCGGCACCGCCTGGGAGGAGTTTTCTTCCTGAAGCGCCGGCGAGCCAGTTGCGAACCTCTGTAATCGCCTTCCGTGGCTGCCCGTCGTGGGCGTGAATATCCTGTCCCGCGATATCTGAGATGAAGTTTCTGTACCGGTAGCGATCACTATCGAGGATCAGGCACTTCTTCTTTCGCTGCGGGGCAGCCCCAAACTGCTTGCACCCCAGGAAGAGCCCTAACTCCAATGGCATGTTGAAGCGAGGCAAATTAGTGGAAGAATCAATCGCAACCGCAGAGAGGTCGTGGATGCCGAACCTGCACTCCGCTATGATCCGCTCAATCTTCGAGAGGCGGATTTCCCCACCGTCATCGTCTTCCAGTGCACACCGCGCCACAAATCCGAGATCATAGATGGCGAATACTATTCCATCGAGGATCGCCCTGTAACCCGGATCGAACGGGCAGTTGATGAAGACGTGATCCCTTCGAACGGGGTTAGGCACGGGGTAGCGACGAGTTTAGCCGGTCAAGAACAACGCTGCCGACTGCCTCTTCGATCTTTCTCTTACCCAGTCGACTCTTCCGGGGGGGAGTCTTGACCTTGGGCAGGCGATATGTCTCACTCTTCACGATTCGCCCGGACTGTCCCAAGACGACAAACTGACCCGAAACGCTATCCTTCATCATGTGACGAGCAGCCGTGATAGCCTCGGCCTGCGTCGAGTGAACACTGCTACGCCTGCCCGCACTTCTCACAGCCCAGGAGCCGTCCTTCGGGACAACATGCACTGTCTTGCTTTTGACCATACCGTTCGCTTTATTGTAGTCGATTTGCACATGCTCTCCCTCACGGCCCCACGCATCCAGGCTCACTCGATATGGCAATTTCCGCCAAGACGCTCGCTTGTGTCGCCAACCGGCTGCCGTTCGAAGGCGATGACATACTGCGCGAGCCAGCGTGGAAGCGGTGGCTGACCCGAACGGCGTTGGAGGAAGTGGTGATTCCACTTGGCCGCCCAAACGTTGATGTGCATCGGTCGATGTGCGGCGCCAGACGCCCTTGCCGGGAGTCGGCAGCCTGCCAACCGACCCCCATAGCGCCCAGGCGATCGCGCTATCGGCAATTCTCTGGGATCGTGTTTAGCTCATCGTCGCCTTGGTGAGCAAGGCGGGACGAAGGCACATCGGCAGGGGGTTGCTCTGTGTGTGCAGGTCCATGCCCCGGTTGAACTTGCGCGGCTCGAGCTTGGCGTAGATCGGCAGGCCGACAGTGTTGACGGTCTCGTTGAAGTCGGCCGGCGCGAACCAGGTGCGGAAGGTGGTCATCGTCCCCAGCGGGAAGAAGATGGCCGAACCCTCGGGCACGAAGACGTGATCGACGCCCTCACCGTCGCTCGCGTGGCCGAGATATTCCTCGAACGTCACGCCAGCGTAGCGGAAGTTGCGCCGGTTGTCGGTGTCGAGCGTCTGGTTGGGCAAATCGGTGTGCTGGAAGAACTGGAACGCGGTGATCACGTCCGGATGGCGCGTGAAGGCGTCAAACCAGTCCGGCGCGCAGAGGCAATGCACTTCGCGCATCACCTCGCCCAACAGGTGCAGTTCGGTGTAGCGTTTGACGTTGAGCACGGCGCTCTTGACATCGAACGTGTTGCTCGACAGTTGGAAGTTCACGACGTTCTGCTGGATGCCGAACTCGCTGAACAGGTCGTAGATCACCGAGTTGTCAGCGTCGAGAATCTGGCCGCGCAGCGCGCCCATGCGCAAATTCTCGAGCGTGATGTCGTGCTTGCGGCGCGCCGTTTCCAGGCGCTCCGCAACGACCGTCTCCAGCGCTTCGAGTTCGTTTTCCGAACCGAAGGCGCGCAGCCCCTGCGTCTCCTCGGGCAGGATCGCGTCCTCGTGCGGGATGTGCGGAATCACGAACGACCGCACTTTGCGTCGCCCCTTGATCGCTTCCGTGCCCGGGGCGCCGACCGGACGCGTGGGTAGCAGGTTCAGGACGCCGTTCTTCTCGTCCACGATCACGGTCCGGGTGCGAACCCCCTTTTCCGTGAACAGGCCGAGCTCGTTGGTCTTGCCGTACATGTTCGGGATCACGTTGATTGCGTCGGTCAGCGCAACCAGCGAGAAGCCGTCAGTCGTGAATGGATTGATCATCGCCATGGTGTGTATTTGTCTCCCTCTGAATCGCGGCTAGGCGGCGTTACGCGCTCTGCCGGACCTGGATTCCTTTCGCGGCGAGTTGCGCCACGGCAGCGTCCTGCTGCGCCTGGGTGATTCCGGCCGGCCAGGTCAGACCGAACAAAGAGAGGACCGCCTCGCGGGCAATCATCGTGGTCTTCACCGCGCCGGACGTCGCGTCGGTCGTGAACAGGAGGATGCCTGCGGCGTTCTGCGTTCCGTCCGAGGCTGCCAGGTTCAGCGGCACCACAGTGGCCGGAGAAACCGGGCCGAGCTCGATCGAGAACTGGTCGCCGACCACGAAGTCCGGAGCGCCGTCCGCGATCGTGAACTTGATCTGAGTCGCGAACGCAGCACTGCCCACAGTCACCGTTCCGAGAACAGCGCCACCGGGAGCAGTCACCTGGAAAGTGCCGGCGCCAGCAGCAGCAACGGTGCAAGTCGCGGTGTAGACACCGGGCAGCGCGCCGGCCAGGATAGGCGTGGTCGGATCCATGGTCAGAACACCATGCCCCGTGTTCCTCCCGTTAGGCACGACCTCGAAGAGGTCTGCGCCGGCCGTTTTCTGACCCAGCACAGTGCCGGTCAGAACGTTGGACTGGCCCGCGGCGAGCACAACCTGATCGCGGCTGAAGCGATGATCCACGTGCTCGAACTTGAGCCAGTCGCCTTGGTTGAAAGACTGAACCTGAACGGACATCTGTTACGCCCTCCCTCTCTGCGCGTTCATGCGCGCGGCCATCGCCTTGCACTTCTTCACGACGCCGGTCTCCGCGGCCGGAACATGAACCTGGGTGCCGGTATCGGCATTGATGGCCTGGTCGATCTCGGTCTGGTCGCCGCCAGCCCGCGCGACCATCAGCTTCTCCCGCGCCTGTTGCGGCGTCAGACCGGCCTTGATGAACTGCGCGGTCATGCCGGGCATGCCGGCGAGAATGCAGAGGTCCGCGATCTCCGCGGCCATTGCCATGCCGGCTTGCGCAGGTGCGGCGGCCGCCGGCGCCGGTGCAGAAGCCTCAGCATGGCCGCCCTTCTTACCGCCGCGGCGCTTGCCAGGCTTGCCCTTGCCTTTGCCGCCGTCACCCTTGCCGTCGTCGCCTTCGCCGTCGTCATCGTCGTCGTCCGCGCCATCGACGGAAGCGTCGATCTCGTCTTCGTCATCATCGTCATCGGCCGCCGGCGCGCCTTTGCCCGCCTTGGCGCCCTTCGGCTCGTCGTCGTCGTTCGTCTTTCCGGCTGCGGGCGATGTCGTTGCGCCCGCCACTTTCGGTCTGCTCATCGTGTCTCCCTTCGTCGAACTCGGAGCGGACGCTCCCGCTTCCGAAACCTGTGCCATCGCGAGTTCAGCAGCGCGCTGAGATTCGCCCTCAAAATCCGCCGTGCTTCCCGCTGCCTGCCTGGCGATCTCGCCGACCAGCGCTGCACAAGCCACGTCGGTGGTTCCCATCTCATCCACCAAACCAGCGCTGATCGCCTGTTCGGCAAAGAACACGCTAGCCTCAGTCGCTTTGACCGCCTTGAGCGTCATCCCGCGATTACGCGCCACCGACTGCGTGAGCATTCCGTAGCACCGGCGTCCCTCCGCCATGGCAGATGCGCGCGCACCGTCGCTCAACGGCTGGTGCGGATTGCCATCGATCTTGTGCTCGCCAAAGTACATGTACTCGTACTTGAAGCCCTGCTTCTTGTCGTAGTCCGACTGATCGGCGTGGCACATAACGATGCCTACCGATCCAGCCGCGCCGGTGCGCGTAATGTAGATCTTGTCGGCTGCGCTCGCGACAGCATAGGCCGCCGAGCAGGCCTGTTCGCAGATGGATGCGAAGATCGGCTTCTGGCCGCGCGCCGCGTAGAACTCGTCGACGACGTCGAACAAGCCCGCCACCTCGCCGCCAGGCGAATCGCAGCACAACAGCAGCCCGCGCACGTCCGAATCCGCAAGCGCGGTGGCGAGTTCTCCACTTAGCCACTCGTAGCTGGTCATGCCACTCCACGGACGCAGCCCGAACGACTTACGCACCAGCGTGCCGTTGACATCAAGGAGCGCAATGCCCTCGGGCGTTACGGAGTACGGCTTGCGATCGCTCTTGTCCTGGTCGACCACGAGCGCGCCATCCACATCTCCGCCGAGGCGTGGCAGGACGATGTTGCGGACAATGATGTCCAACTTGTCGCCTGCGATGGCCAGGGGCTGGTTGAAGACACGCATGGCCACACCTGTGAGGCCAGCGCATTGGTTTTTCCGGAGATCTTCAACTGCCATTACGCCGCTCTCCGGTCCAGCTCCAGGC